CCAGGTGCGTATCGAGGCCGATGACGAGTTCGTGACCCTCGTCGACTGCGCGGGCTTCGTCGATGGCCGCTCGTACAAGATCCCACGGCTGCCGACCGATGAGCAGTTCCTCGACATCCCGAAAATGATCTCGCGATCCCATCACTCTTCGCCTGTGTTGATCGAGGAGCTCGCCGTCGACGGCCCGCGGTTCGCCCGCTTCGCCGTCGCGGCCTCCGCCTACCTGAAGCCACTGCTTCTCGAATCCCACACCGGGTTCCGCTCGCTGCTGATCCGGGCGGGTGAGTCGTTCCTTGGGTTGCTGATGCCCCTCAACATCGGCGAGGAAGACGCGGCCCGGAACAAGGAGTGGTCGGTCGCGTGGTCGTCCCGCCTCCCTGATCCCGCATACAGCAACAACCACGACGAGGCGGCGAGCTGATGTCCAACACCTTCAACGTATTTCGGCACTCGATTCCGATCGATGCCCCCGAGTTCTACCTTCCACTGACACCGAACTCAGTGCTTCTGTCGGTCGCTGAGTCCCGTGACCGCCCCCTCGTCTCGTTGGACGTCTGGGTGCGTGTGCCGAAGGCCGATCGCTATGCCGCACAGACGAACCGATACGCGGTGTTCCGTATCGCGGGCACCGGACACGACGTCGAAGCCGAGGACGCCACTGAATTCCTCGGCACCGTCGTCACCGGCATCGGGCTGGTGTGGCACGTCTTCTACCGCTTCGAGACCTCGACAGACGGGATGGCAATCCGATGAACGACCTGCACACCCCGGCAACGACGCCGGCCTTCATCAGCACCTTCGTCGCCACGCAATCCCCGGAGGCCGCCAGCGACATGCGAGTGATCATCACCTGCCGAGGAATCGGCGAACCGTACGGCACCAACAGCCTGTCCGGTGTCACGAAGAACTTGGACCCCAAGAAGTACCTGATCATCGAACTGGTGTGGTCGGCCGCGTTCGGACCGGTACCGCGCTGGGACGGAGACAGTTTCACTGTCAACGTCCTTCACGCCGAACACGCTCTGCTGGGACTGATCGCGAAGTACCCGGGCGCGATCCTCCTGGGATACTCAGGCGGCGCGCAGGTTGCCGGGAATGTCGCGGCCCAGATCGGTGAAGGCTGGCACCCGGCGCTGACCATCCGCGCCGTCGTCCTGATCTCCGACCCGTCGCGCCACAAGAGCCAGATCATCGGCGTCAACCGCGGCGGGCAAGGCATCCTCGGGGGCCGCTACATCAAGTCGGACCGATTTCAGGTGCTGCAGTTTTCGGCACCCGGCGACCCGATCTCCGAACTCCCGGAAGGCAATGCCCTCGCCGACCTCGCGCAGCTGATCACCAGTCTGTCGCTCGTCGACGTCCCCGCATGGATGGAAGACCTTCGCCGCAAAGCCCTCGCTGGTGTGCTGCAGTTCTGGAAACGATCAGGAGTGGACTGGTGGAACGCCTACAAGTGGTCCCTGGGCTACACCGCGCACGGCCGCCACACCTGCTACCTCCACGAGAAGATGCAGGGCGAGTCCGTCACCTACGCCGAGCGTGCCGCGTCGATGATCGCAGGTGTGCGATGACGATCACGACACCAGCAGGCGCACCGGATATCGATCCCGAGGAGCTGATTGCCAAGGCGGTCAACGCCCTTGTCGATCGCCAGCGCATCTTCGACAACGGCATCGCGAATAAGTTGACGGGCGAGCAAGTCGCCGATGAAGTGCTGATGGAGCTGCGGAGCAACGGCTGCTCGATCTCGACGCCTCAACGATTCACACCGACACCCGCCGACTTCGCATTCACGGCGTACGGAGTCAGCCTCTCCGAGCTCGGCGAAGACAGCGACAGCATGATCGCCCTCGGACACGTCGAACCACGCCGAATGTTGGCCGCTCTCAACAGGTACTGGCGCAAGTTCTGCGGACTGGACTACGCCGACATCAAGTGGGCGTTCGAAGACACCGTCGGCTCGACCCAGGTCAAGCACAGATGGGTTCAATTCACCAGAAATCTCCACGCAGACGGTGGGGACTTCGAGTTCGAGTGGATGGCGTGGCCGGCACCGGCCCCGAACCCCGGCGACCCCTCCCGCTTCGACGTCGCTACTCCCGTGACGAGGTGGGAAGCATGACCTGGCCCGTAACACACGTGTACCGCAGCACCGCAACCGATCTGGTCGAAGCACTCACCTCGGCCGAGACGCGGCGCGAAAACTTCAAGGCCGAGTGCGACGACTGGGCAGACACCTACCCGATGGATTCCGTCGATCGCAAGTATCAGATCCGGTACGACGGCGTCACCCTGGACCGCTGGTTCGCGGGATTCGAGTTCGTGGAGGGTGATGACACCCGGTACCGACGGAAGGCCGCCGAGGCACCGCACCCGGGCTGGAAGTTCAACCGCCGCATCGGATGTTGGGTAGCCGACACTCGCACCGAAGCAGGTAAGGCGCTCGGTCGGTCGATGCCGTACGTGAAAGGGCCCGCGTCGATTACAGAACGCATGACAGGGCTATCCACGATGATCATCGTCGGGACCACCGAGCGTGGTGGATTCCGTTGCACCTCAGCGGACATCACTGTGGCCGACGGCGTAGTGACAGCCGCTTGCCCAGGCGATCCGTTTGCCCGCTTCGGTGCGGTTCCAAGCGAGAAGTTCACTAGCTACTGGACGCCAGTGAAGCTGTCCGAGTACTACGCGGAACAGGGACTCTGATGGGTGACAGGACGGGCATTGAGTGGACAGATGCCACATGGAATCCGGTGACGGGGTGCACCAAGGTGTCGCCCGGCTGCGATCGCTGCTACGCGGAGACGTTGGCGGAGCGTTTCCGTGGGACGCCGGGGCACTACTTCGAGAACGGCTTCGATGTGGAGATCCGGCGGGCCAAGCTGGATCAGCCGTTGCGTTGGACAAAGCCACGACGGGTGTTCGTGAACAGCATGTCGGATCTGTTCCACGACGAAATTCCCGATTCCTTAATCGCGGAGGTGTTCGCGGTGATGGCGCTCGCCCCGCAGCACACATTCCAGGTGTTGACGAAACGCGCCGGCCGAATGCGATCACTACTGAACCGAAACGACTTCTGCACGCAGGTCTGCGAGGCAGGCCACTGCATCGCGCATCGGTCCCACCTAGACGACAGCATCTTCGACCGCGGACCGTGGCCTCTGCCAAACGTATGGCTCGGGGTGTCGACGGAAGACCAGCGGTGGGCAGAGATCCGAATCCCCGCTCTAGCGGAAACACCCGCTGCCATCCGGTTCATTTCAGCGGAGCCTCTTCTCGGCGCGATCGACCTCAGCAGGACAGTATGGCCTGCTCTGGATTGGGTGATCGTCGGCGGTGAATCCGGTGCTGGTGCACGGCCGATGCACCCGAAGTGGGCACGGGACATCCGAGACCAGTGCGAACTGGCCGAGGTGCCATTCCACTTCAAGCAGTGGGGCGAATGGAAACCAGCGGAACCCGACGCCGTGGCTGCCCGCGATGAGGTCTACCTCGACGCCGCGACCGGGAAGGGCACCTACTACACGCACCGGTACCGCGAAGGCGTTGAACATCTGATCCGCGTCGGAAAGAAGACCGCAGCTCGTGAGCTGGACGGTCGCACCTGGGACGAGGTGCCCGAATGATCTACTTCCAAGACGACACGGTCACGCTGCACCACGGCGACGTGTTGGACGTCCTTCGCGAATTGCCCGACTGCTCCGTCGACTCCGTCGTGACCGATCCGCCGTACGGAATCTCGTTCATGGGCAAGCAGTGGGACCAGCCCGGACAGTTCGGATCGACCGTCAAGAACGGAACGCCATCACCGCACCGACGCGGTCCAGATCGCGAGCTCAAGCCCATCTCCGCCGGCGGCGCTATGGAAGCCGGACGCTACGACCTCTCACCCAGTGCGATGAAGAACTTCCAGAACTGGTGCGAGGCATGGGCAACCGAATGTCTGCGCATCCTCAAGCCTGGCGGCTACATCGTCTCGTTCGGGGGCTCGCGCACCTGGCACCGGCTCGCGTCGGCGATCGAGGACTCAGGATTCGAGATCCGGGATTCGATCGCATGGCTGTACGGATCCGGCTTTCCGAAGTCGGTCGACGTCGCGAAGGCCATCACCGGCACACAGCTCGGCTACGGCTCGAACTCAGGCGCTATCCGCCGCGCCACCATGGGCTCGGACTACGTCGAATCCGGACGCCAGGGCAATCGAGACGGAGCAGGCCGACGTGACACAGGGTTGCTCGATCAGGAACTCGAATTGACCTCTGACGCGCTGCCGTGGCAAGGCTGGGGAACGGCGCTCAAGCCGGGCTTCGAGCCCATCGTTGTCGGTCGTAAACCATTGGCCGGCACAGTGCCCGCGAACGTGCTCGAGCACGGCACCGGAGCACTGAACATCGATGGATGCCGGATCGATGGCCGCGAGCGCACCGAATACGGACTGTCATCTGCTACCCGGTCGTACGGGACGACCTACGGTGCACCCTCAGCGGCCGCAGACTTCGACTCCAGCAAAGGTCGGTGGCCGACCAACGTCCTGCTCGACGAATCACAGGCCGGCGCGCTCGACGCGCAGAGCGGAGTGAGCACGAGCCGCGCGTCCACGGGGAAGCAGACAGCCAAGCACGGCACGAGTGCCCTGGGCGACTTCAAAGGCAGACCCGACGCCGCCGCCGGTCACAGTGATACCGGCGGCGCATCGCGATTCTTCCCCACATTCCGCTACGAGGCCAAGGCACCCACGAGCGAGCGGCCGGTTGTCAACGGTGTTCAGCATCCGACAGTGAAGCCCCTTGCGCTCATGCGCTGGCTCGTTCGGCTCGTGACGCCCCCGAACGGCGTTGTCCTCGAACCGTTCGCAGGATCGGGCACAACGGCCGAGGCGTGCATTCACGAGCGCATGCGCTGCATCGCGATCGAGCGCGACGACGACTATCTACCGCTGATCGTCAAGCGCATCACCAAGCCGATCGAGCTCGGTTTCGACTTCGGTGGTGCGTCGTGTGGCTGATCTCCGTCGGCACCGCGGCGATCGCACTATGCGGGATCGCGTGGGCCATTCTCCGTGAACCAGATTCGGCACGCGCCCGTGGCTATCCCTGGAATTCTCCCGAAGCTCGAATCTTGAGAGGTGAACTGTGACAAACGCACTGGTGTTCTTGGACACGGAAACGACTGGCCTGCATCATGACCGGCGGCCGTGGGAGATCGCGTTGATCCGTCGCGAACCGAACGACGACACGACTGCGCTGCACGTGTTCGTGTCCGACGTGGATCTGTCATCGGCCGAGCTGATGGGGTTGAACGTCGGCCACTTCTACGACAACCATCCGTCGTTCCGCACCGACGCCCCGCGGCAACTCCCCACGGGAGATGAGCAGCTCCAGATTGGACCGGTCGCGTGGTTGGCGACAGAAGCGAAGGCTGCGGTGCTGGTCGAGCGGATCACTCGCGGCGCGACGATCGTTGGCAACAACCCGACGTTCGATGTCGAGGTGCTGGCCGCGATGCTGCGTCGTCACAATCTCTGTCCGGCATGGCATTACCACCCGATCGATGTCGTGTCGCAGGCCCTCGGTTTCCTGAGTGTCCTCAACCTCAAGGTGTTGGGGGACTTGCTCGCGCCCGAGCTCGCCGAGGACCTGACGCCGCCGTTGAAGTCGGACAAACTCTCGAAGCTGTGTGGCATCACGCCACCCGAGGGGGACGAGCGCCATACGGCGATCGGTGACGCCAGGTGGGTGCAGCGTTGGTACGACCGGCTGAGCAACCCATTCGATGATGCCGACACGACCGAATCGGAGCAACCGCAGTGAGCCGCGCCGAGATCGGTTCGGTCGTAGTGGCGTTGGGTCTCGCGACGTCGGCGGTGTTCTTCGTCGCGTTCCGTGTGACTTCGGCGGCCGTGGCGTTCGGCGAGGTGTACCTCGAGCGTCGGGGCCGGACATGATCCGCCCAATCCACGAGCGCGGGATGAAGGGCTGGAAGATCACCTGCGATTCGTGCAAGAAGGTCGCGAACTTCTACGTCGACACCGCACGTGAGGCATTCGACCTGTCCCGCCGGCACTCCTGGACCAAGAGCAACTCTCGCGATCTCTGCCCCGACCACCCGTCCTGAACCGAGGAGAAGACCATGCGCGTATCCGTGAGGGCTCCGCCCCTTAACCATTGATCGTGTTGCCTGCCCGTTGTTTCCGTTCTCTGACAAAGGATGTCCGTTGCCGTTCTTCCAGCTGGTCGACGAGTTGTCCAACAACCGCAAGATCAAGGCGTTGTTGGATCCCACACTCGACGGCGACATGTCTGGTTGTGCAGCGTTCACGGTGTGGTCGATCTCGGGGACCACCTCTCAGGCGGCGGGTAGCGATGGTGTGGTCAAACGTGCTGACGTCGCGAGGATTCTGCTCGACACTCGGATGAGTCTCGACGCCGCCACGATGTTGGTCGAGGTCGGTTTGTGGCACGCACCGGGGCACGAGTGCCCTCGGTGCCCGCCTGTCGCGGACGGGACATTCCTGTTCCACGACTGGTTCGATCTGAAGTACGACACGGGCGCAGCGGTCCGGCTCAAGCGGCGCAAGGCCGCAGAGTTGAAGACCGAGAAGATAGTTGCGGCTGTGTGGGCGCGGGATTGCATCGATCCGAAGGTCCCGGCGAAGCAGATGTCGGCGCACTGCCGCTACTGCGGCGTCGTGGTCAAGCGCATGGACAACAAGTCGCCCGTCAAAGCCCACCTCGAGCACGTAGACCCCGCAGTGGCGAACGGCGCACGCAACATCGTGATCGCGTGCTCGCCCTGCAACCAGAGCAAAGGCAACCGAACCCCGCAGGCCGCCGGCATGACGCTACGTCCGGCTCCGCGCCCAGGTCCTGAGCAGCACAGTTCCACCGTGGTCTCGCCGCCACGTTCCGATGACGGGTTGGTTTCGTCTCCACGGTCCGACGCCGGGTTGTCTTCGACGGGTAGCTCCCGCGAAGACGTACTCGCCGGCCGCGATGCAGACGAAGCGGTACTCGCCGGAACCGGTGACGCAGGGACGCGGCTCGCCGCCCAGGATCGCCCCGCTCGGCCGCAGGTGGCCGACCCGTCAACGTTTGTCATGCCAGGCTCACCGGGGCAACCCGTCGCTGGGACAGTGCACGACAACGCCGACGAGTCGGCCACCACCCGGCCAGCGGACCAGGACGCGACCAAACCGGATCAACCGCCGATCAAACCGACACGGCCAGCGGCAAATCCGGAACAAACCCCGATCAAACCGGATCAACCCGGAAATCAACTTTCTGGCACTGTGCTCGGGCGCGTGCGGGCGCAGGTGCGCCAGGCAGGGTCAGGGCAGGGTGATGGTTTGGGTAGGGGTCTGGGGGAGGGTCACTCGTCTGGGTCACCCGACCACCATCCCTCCGGAGACACCGCTCGTAAACGTGGACGCCGCAGATCTCGTGGTCGTTCCCGTAGCTCTACGAAACAGGCCAGTGAAGATCCATCTCCTGACCGACCTGTGAATTCATTCCCACCGAGATCAGTCACCACCACCGCCCAACTCCTGAACCTGGTCGACCAATCGATGGATGCGGGCGCTGCACCCGATGTCGAAGTACCGGCCAGATTCGGCTCACCGTGGTTCGGGTGGCGGGGCCCGGCGTCGACGGTGACCGAAACCATCTGCGACATCCACGGCCAGCACGAACCGTGTTCCGCCTGCAAGACGAGCGAGGAGTGAGACCTATGCCAGAACTAATCGATCCCGCCACAAGGGCCGCCCAACTAGCGCGGACCGCAGCTCAGCACAGTGAGATGCACACCAGCTATAACGACAGCAACCACCGGCAACGTCTCGAGATGCTGGCCGAAGCGCAGGTATGGGCGACGCTCGCTCTCCGACCGACCGAAGAACCGGAAGTGAAAGCGGCCGCGTGGACGTCGGCTACTCCGGCCGTACGAGTCGGCGAACTCGTCTGCCGCAACGCCCACACGAACGACAGGATCAGCTTGCGGTTCGCAGCACAGAATCGCATGGCAATCCTGCTGATGAAGCACGGCGGTCTCGCGGTATCGGAAACCTTCATCACCGAGCCCAGGGCTGCCCGGATCGCGGGCGAGGTCCTGCAAGGGAAGTTCGGCGACATCGACACGGACACCCTCGACGAACTCTCGTTCCACCTCGGCGTACTCACTGAGGCGCAACGCCTCTCGGCCCTCGACAACCTGTGATGCCGACGATGATCGAAACCACCACGTGCGTGTGCTCGCTCCCGCACAAGCGAACCCCCGAGAAGGGGCAGCCGTTCACCGCGGCCGACGGCAAAACCGGTGTCGGTGACGGGATGACGCCGGTGTGGGAGTACGCGGCCGACGGCGGCCGCTCGGTCACCGCCTCGCACGACGGATCGACCCTCTGCCGCGGCCACCTGACCCGGCTGCAGGATCTCGTCGCGTCGACGCCCCGCACGGTGGAGTGGATGCGCGAGCAGATCGAGCCGTCGAACACCGCTCCGGATCGCAGTGCCGGATACACGAAGCCGTCGAAGAAGGAACCACCCCTGCCGATCTCGGCGGCCGCAGTCGACGCCGCCGACGAGGAGCTCGTGTTCCTGTGCGAGTGGGCGGATCAGGTCTCGGCGGCCCGCGGGGAGATGGGCCCGGACTTGGCCGGCGCGCGCACAACTTGGCGGTCGACGTACCGTCCGGTCGCACCGCTGCAGCAGGATCGCCGCGTCGTCGGGTTCCGTGCCATCGATCCGGTCGCAGTGAACCGCGTCGTCAACTCGGTCACGAAGTACCTGCTGGACCGCCTCGACTGGATCGCCGAGCAGGAGTGGGCGGGGCAGATGATGATCGAGCTCGGGCAGAACCGCCGATCGCACACCAACCGGTGGCCCCTCGGCGATACCGCCCGCCGCGCAAAGGGATTCCGCTGCATGGACTGCAACCGCGAATCCATCGTCGTCCACCCGCCAGCGCACGCACCGATGTACGAGGAGATCGCCGTTCTGCGGGAGCCGCCCGAGCACTACCCGCCCGGTGGCATCGGGCCGCGGATGGAACCGGCCCCGTTCCCTCGCCTCGACGAGTACGGGCACCCGCTCCTCGACGACGCCGGCCAACCGGTCCTGCACATCATCCGCCGCGAGCTGTACGCGCACCCGATGCTCGTAGCCTGCTCCGACCTCCGCTGCGGCGGCCGAGTCGACGAACTGTATTGGAACTGGGCCAGTCTCGTCGCCGAGTCCGGCGCGGACATCCGAGACAAAGACATCCGACGCCGGGCGATGGGCACCACGTCCGGAGCGAGCATCTACGAAGGGAACGGTTGGTCATGAGCGCACAGGAGATAGTCGCGGCCGCACTCGCGGCGAAGCTCACCGAGGAACTGGGTTGGGACTGGAAGGGCGAGCGGTTCGAGGACGTGTGTATGCGCGGCGGATCAATGGACGTGCCGTCCGGTGAGCAGGTGATCCGGGAGTTGGCGGACAGTCTGGCGTCTGTGGTTGCTGCCCTCCCCGACATCGCCACCGCCATCGACGTAGCGCATCTCAAGCACCAGCGTGATTGGAGTCGAGAGACATTCGGCCCTGGCTCGCGTATTGAGGGCGTGCTGGATCACATCACGAAGGAGATCGCCGAGGTGCGCGCCAAGCCCGACGACATCACGGAGTGGGCCGACCTCGCGATCCTGGCATTCGACGGTGCACTTCGACAAGGCTTCGAGCCGGAGGAGATCATCGCTGCGATCAAGGCGAAGCAGACGAAGAACGAGGGGCGAACCTGGCCGGACTGGCGAACTGCCGACCCCGACAAGGCGATCGAGCACGTTCGCGCTGCGGGAGGCCAAGCATGAGCGTCACGAAGTGCAGATACATGGACGCTGCGTACCCAACCCTGTCTGCTGACGATTGCTGCGAGCAGATGCACCGCCACGAGCCGCGCGTATTCGACCTCGCCAAAGCAATGGCCGAGATCTTCCAGCCGACCAATCCCTCCGACGAGAAGATCGGATGGTTCCTCGATGACGCTGACGCCGTAGTGGACGACTTTACTCCGACGCCTGAGTCGTGGTCTGTTGAAGGCCTGCCGGGAGATGACGAACGTCCGGACATCGCCAGGCGACTGCGCATCAACGGTATCGAGTACGTGATCCAGGAAAGTGAATGGGAGCCAGCACATCCCGTGTCTCGGGCTACATATGACTCATGGCAGGAGGGTAAGTCGTGACCGACCTCAGAGACGTCGACGTAATCGTCGAGCACAGGTGGGACAAATCGCAGGGTCGCTGCGCCTGCCGGTGGTCGCCGGACTACCGGAACACGCACAAGAGCGGCCTGGAACTCCACGCTGAGCATGTGGTGTCGAAGCTGACGGACGCCGGCTACAGCATCATCGAGACCGCTCGGCATGAACGGTTGCAACGCGGCGCGAGCGAACTCGGACATCGCCTCGGCCGACAACTGCAAGACGTGCTAGACCTCACGGGCGCACACGATCTCATCGACAAAGACGGCGACGGGGATTGGATGCGGGTATGGGAAAAGCTCGGCGAGCTGGTCGCGAAGGGCCAGCAGTACGAGCAAGCTGGTCGAATCGAAGCGGCCAAAACAACCGAAGAGACTCGGGCCATCATCGGCGAGTACCTGGGGGAGAGTGACGATAGGGTTCACGCTCTCACCATCAGCGACCTGACGCTGTGTGGTCTAGAGATGGGGTGGGGTCGCAGCGGCAGCTTCAGCCGATCCCATGTCACATGTGGAGATTGCACCGCTGAACGAATGCGGCGCAGTGCATATCAACGTGGTGGCAGTGATGACTGATCCGTTAGATGTGGACTCTGATGAGTACGTGACGCTGACCGAAGCTGTGCGCCGGACCTCGCGATCACGCCCGACGATTTTGCGGTGGGTGAAGGCCGGGACTGTCCGAACGATCGAGCGTCAAGGTGTCCGCGGATTCCATCTGTCCGACCTCGTTGACGCCGAGGCGACGGCACATTACAACGCGGCTCGGACACGAAAACAATAGAAGCGCTACGACCAGCGTGTGGACATGTGGTGGTGTACTCTTCGCGTAAGCGATCGGTGACTCCACGTCCCGGTCGCTTTGTCGTTGGCATCGAACAGTCGAGCACGAGGTGGTGTGACTGTGGTTGATGACCGCAAGCGCAAGGCGTACGCCGATCTGGAGCAGGCAATCCACGCGCTGCTCACCATCGCGCGTGAGGATGAAGCGGAAGACGGGGATAGCCCTGAGGCGCTGACCGATTGGGTCATTGTCACCGGTTCGCAGTTCTACGACGATGACGGCGACCGTGCTGGTGCTGTCACCATCCTCCCTCGTGATGGAAGTCAGCCGGCATACATCACGGTCGGTCTGCTGCGCGAGGCACTGGGCAAGTACTGATGGCTCGTGCATCGAAGCGTGTGTGCTCGGTGCCCGGGTGTCCGTCGATACAGGCTGGCCCACTGTGCACGGTGCATGCGAGGGAGCGGGAACGCTACCAACGAGCAACGGTGCCGACCAAGGTCACTCGTGACTGGGCCGAGCAGAGGCGTCGAGCGCAGGCCGTTGCGGACTGGGTTGCGCGGCATGGTTATTGGTGCCCTGGTGTTCGCCGGCCTGGACATGCCTCGCGTGACCTGACTGCGGCGCACGATCCACCGATCGCGCTCGGCGGCGACCCGCATGGACCGCTGAAGGTGCACTGCCGGAGCTGCAACAGTAGGCAGGCTGCACGCTTCTGAGCAGCGAAAACGCAAATGGTTCGCGGCGGTAACCAATGCTCTGACCTGCGCGGCGATGCACCCCAGGGGGGTGCCCCTAAGCCCCCCCTCCTCGAGGTTCGCCGTGGGGGAGGTCGCTGAAAGGTGCGGAGGGTTCAAGATGTTCCGGAAACGATTCTGCTTCGCGCCCCGGTGGGAGTTCACGGCGATCCGTTGCACGGGAGAACGAGATGCGTGGATACACATTGGTCTACAGCGATTCCCAGATATCCACTACTGGATATTCGACTTCAGTATCTGGCCACTGTTCCTGATCGTTGTCGATCGAAATTCACCGAACTGACCACCCGAAAGGAAACTGCGACATGCCAGCGCAGAAAAAACTCACGAGATTCACCGCCCGCTTCTCGACGGTCGAGGCACAGATGTTCTACGGAACATCGGAGTCCGGACGCGAGATAGTCGAGTGGGTATTCGGTCTGGGTGGTGAAGCCTTCTGGACTGAAGCCACTCCCGCAATCGACCACGGTAACCAGGGGTGCCCGGCGAGCCCGAGCGAACTCCGTGTCCGCATGCGCACACCGGACGGCGACGTCCTCGACGAGCGCGTCGAGAACAGATCGTGGGTCGTTCTGACCGAAGACGGTTGGAGAGTGCTCGATGACAATTCGTTCATCGAGCGTTACGTCGAAACTCCGACCATTCCTCGACGCATTGTTGCGGATTACGAGCGAAGAACTCTGACAGTCGACGGTCAGCAATTCCCGTTTCCCGTGTCGGACGAATTTCCGCTGGAAGCGCGCAGCTTCGGCCCGGTTCAGGTGGTGCGCGTTCCGATCTGCGCTGAAGAGATCCGGTTCATCGGAACGCCGCCGAAATGAGAGACCGGGTCCATAACCTGATCGCGTTGGCCGTCCGCAAGTTCGCCCACCGGATGGGCTGGTTCTGATTTCTCCGTTCGGCGCAATGCTGACGGATTTCTAGTTCGGCGCAAGGCCGACGGCAGGAGTTGATCATGGGCAATCACGGAGGTGCACGAAACAGGTCCGGTCCACACGCATCGATGTTCTCGGCGCGTTCGGATGCGCGTGATGTCCGTGCGCTGAAGTTGCCGATCGGTGGTTATGACGGCGACTTCCCGCCATTGTCGGAGTTCCTGCCCGATGCGAAGGAGCGGGAAGGCGTCGTGTGGGCGCAGGCGTGGCGAACGCCGCAGGCAGCGCAGTGGATTCGGGAGTCGTGGCGGCATCGCACGATCGCGATGTGGGTCCGTTGGTCGGTCAAGATGGAAGACCCCGAGGCCTCGGCCGCGACGTGCGCGGCAGCTCAGCGCCTGGCCGACAACATCGGTATGACTCCGGCCGGTCTGAAGGAGAATGGCTGGCTGATCGTGGCCGATGACTCGGGTGAGCATCCGGATCAGCAGGCGAAGCAGACAACGGTGAAGAAGTCGGTTGGCCGCACGATGGGCAACGGCAGGAGGATGCGCGCCGTCGTCACGCCGATAGTCCGCGACGATGACGACGACTGAGGGTTTCGTTGTCGACTTTCCGACCCTCGCGCATGTCACCGATCCGTGGAAGCAGGCGCACTGCTCGATTCCGGACGGATTCGATCAGGGCAAGCCGTTCATCTCGTCGGACTGGCAATTCTGGTGCGATGCCAACCATTACGCGGTCAAGCCACGTGCGAAGTGGCAGCCACTCAGGCCCCTGATGAACGAGGCGTTCGTCTATCGACGGTCGCTGATCGTCGGTCCGCAGAAGTCGGGCAAGGGTCCGTGGTCGGCGACGGGCGTCGCACTCGAGGCAGTCGGGCCGTCGCTGTTCGCGGGGTGGGCAGAATCCGGTGACGGTTACGTGTGCTCGGACTGGGGCTGCGGCTGCGGTTTCGAGCACGAGTACGAGCCGGGCGAGCCGATGGGGATGCCGCATCCTTCGCCGCTGATTCAGATGACGGCAACGTCCGAGGATCAGGTCGACAACGTCTACCGCCCGCTGAAGACGATGATCAAGAACGGTCCGCTTGCGGACCTGATGTTGATCCGCGAAGGGTTCATTCGCCTACCCGGCGACGAGAACCGCATCGATGTCGTCACCGCGTCGGCGAACAGTCGACTCGGCAACCCGGTGTCGTATGTCCTGCACGACGAGAATGGGCTGTATCTCAAGTCCAACAAGCTGATTGCCGTTGCGCAGACTCAGCGTCGTGGTCTCGCCGGTATGCGTGGCAGGTCGATGGCGACGACGAACGCGTGGGACCCGTCGGAGAATTCCGACGCACAGCTCACGTGGGAATCGCGCGCGAAAGACGTGTTCAAGTTTTACCGGATTCCGCCGAAAAACCTGTCCTGGGGCGACAAACGGGAACGCCGGAAGCTGCTGAAGTTCGTGTACGCGGATTGTCCGTGGGTGTCGATCGACTCGATCGAGGCCGATGCGGCGGAGCTCAACGAGCGTGACCCTGCCGAGGCCGAGCGGTTCTACGGAAACCGACTGGTCAGCGGCCAGGGTGCGTGGCTGAAGGCGGGATTGTGGGAGCGGGCATATGCCGGTAGCGAGTAAGCAGAATCTCTGGTTGCCCAATCCTGCTCGCGGAACGATGATCTGCGCGGGCTTCGACGGGTCGCTCAACAACGACTGGACCGCGATTCGTTGCGAGACAAGGTCGGGCCGCAGTTTCACCCCGAGGTTCGGCCCTGATAAACGACCGACGATCTGGAACCCTGCGGAGTTCAACGACGAGATTCCACGCGACCAGGTCTATGCGGCGGTCGACGAGATCTTCTCCCGCTGGCATGTCGCCAGGTTCTACTGCGATCCGGAGGACTGGGAATCCGAGATCGGTGACTGGTCGGTCACGCACGGCGACGAGCACGTCTTCGAGTGGCGCACCAACCGCACGGCGCAGATGTACTCCTCGATCCGCCGGTTCGAGAACGACCTGCGGAGCCGGCGCATCGAACAGGACGGGTGCCCGATCACGGCCACTCACATGGACAACGCCCGCAAAGCGCCCAAGCCCGGGCAGATGTACCTACTGCAGAAGCCGAACGAGCATCAGAAGATCGACGCCACCATGGCCTCGATCCTGGCGCACGAAGCGTGCGCCGATGTGCACGTCGCGGGATGGCCTGAGCCGGTCGATTCGCGGGTGTTCTGCCTGGCCTGATCAGAGAGAAGGTGACCATGGTTCTGTTGCGCACACTGCTCTCGGACGACGAACGCGACATGGTCGAGAAGATGCAGGCCAAGATGCATCGCCGCAAGCGCCTCGACGACCTGTTGGAGGCCTACCACGAAGGCTCGGTGCGGATCTCGCAGCTCGGTCTCGCTATTCCTCCGAACCTGTGGGTGCTCGAGACTCTGGTGAACTGGCCGCGGGTGCAGGTCTCCGAGATCTCGAATCGGATGCGGATCCGGTCGATCATGCGTCCGGACGAAGTCATCGCCGACGCGGCGCTGATGGAAGGGTTCCGCGCCAACAACCTGGCATCCGAGGCCCCTCTGAACCACACCCAGACGATGGTCTACGGCCGCGGGTTCGTCTCGGTCGGCACCAACGAAGAGGACCCCGAGCATCCGCTGGTCCTGATCGAGTCGCCGCGGGAGAGCAGCTGCTTGATCAACACTCGCCAACGCCGAATGGACGCGTACATGCGGACGTTCCGCGCGGACAACGGCGATGCCCTGGGCACGCTGATCCTGCCGAACAAGACGCTGCAGATCTCGCTCGGTGTGCACGGGTGGCAGATCGACGAGGTCGGCGACGACACCGGCATCGATGAACACGAGCTCGGCCGGGTGCCGGTGGTGATGTTCCTCAACCGCCGCAAGGCCGGCCAGTGGGACGGCGAGTCCGAGATGACCGACGTCATCCCGATCACCGACGCAGCCGCGCGCGCGTTGACGAACTTGCAGTTCGCGCTCGAAACGCATGCGACGCCGCAGAAGTGGGCTCTCGGTGTCGATCAGAAGGACTTCGTCAACGAGCGCGGTGAACCGATCCCGGCGTGGGAGTCGTACATGCACTCGGTGTGGTCGACGAAGAACAGCAAGGAGACCGCACAGTTCGGCAACTTCACTCCCTCGGATCTGCGGAACTTTCACGAGACGGTCTCGCTGTACGGGGAGATGGCATCGTCTGTCACTGGCCTGCCGCTGCGGTACTTCGGCAAGAACACAGCCAATCCCGCTGCGGAGGGTGCGATTCGGGCCGACGAGGCTCGGATGATCAACAACGCCGAGAACAAAATGGTCGACAACGGCGCGTCCTGGTCATGGGTGGCCTCGCTCTACGAGCGGTTCCGCACAGGAGAGTGGTTGCCGGGCAATCAGATCACCGTCGAGTGGTACAACGCGGCCACACCGACGACCGCGGAGCAGGCGGACGCAATCCAGAAGCTCAACGGCGGCACCCCTGTCTACTCCCGCGAAGGCTCGTGGGACGAGATGGGTTGGTCGGAGCCCCGAAAGAACCGCGAGCGTGAGTACTTCGAGAAGCAGGAGGCCGATCCCGTGTTCGATCGCCTCAACCGAGACCTGGGGAACATTCCGCCGAGATCGTCCGTGACACCGACCGACGACAATGCTGCCGCAACCGTCAGCTGAGAACTACCTACGTCAGCAAGCCATTCAGCGTGAAGCACTCATCGCCGCGAAGCGGATCTGGGGCAGCCGACCGCCGAAGGACTTCGACGCATGGTTCGCAGCCAACGTCGATCGCCTCGTCGCCGTCATTGTGCTCGGCCAACGCGCCGCTGTCGACGACGCCGAGAGCTACGTGGCGGACACTCTCGACGACCTCGGTGTGTCGATTCAGCCGACCGACGAGGTCGCACCCGACGGATTGACAGGGATTGCCTCGGACGGTCGTCCACTCGACTCGCTGATGTACGGGTCGATCATCACCGCGAAGAGCAAGATCGGCGACGCCGTCGATCGCGGTCTGCCGGTGAGCGGCGATGTCGTCTCAGCGGCGTGGGAGGCCGGTCTTCGATCTGTGCAGCTTCGTGTGCAGACGCAGATCGCCGACGCGAATCGAGTCGCAACCGGTCTGGCGATCACCTCGCGCCCGGGAATCGGGTACGTCCGAATGCTCAACCCTCCATCGTGTTCTCGATGCGCGGTCCTGGCCGGCCGGTTCTACCGGTACAACGCCGGATTCGACCGTCACCCGGGGTGCGACTGCCGGCACATCGCCGCACCGGAGGACCGATCCGGCGACCTGCGCACCGACCCGATGGACTACTTCGTATCCCTCGCCCCGCCGATGCAAGACAAGATCTTCACCATCGCTGGCGCGCGGGCGATCCGTGAGGGAGCGGACATCGCGCAGGTGGTCAACGCGCGGCGCGGCGCGCACGGTCTCGACACTGCCGCCGGGTTGATGGGCAACGCCCAGAACCACCACACCAAACGCCGGGATGTGTACGGCCGGCACTTGATCACCACGACCGAGGGCGTGACCAAACGAGGCGTGGCAGGCAAGATCATCCGCGCCCGAGGCCGCACCCCGAAGACCACGCCCAGGCTGATGCCCGAGGACATCTACCGGATCGGTGAGGACCGAGACGACACGCTGAGACTGCTACGGCTCAACGGCTACCTCATCGACAGATCGGGTCCCCTGACCGGTGCGGGTTCGAGAACCGGTCTCGTGCCGGACTTGGCAGGGGTCGAGAAGCCGAAGCCCAGACCCACCGCAACGGCGACGACGGTCGATCTCGACGCTGTCACCGCCGCGGCAGAGGCGGAGGCCGCGCGTCAGCGCGCGAGGGAGCGAGCTGCACCGCAGTTCGCCTTCGCGGTCAGTGCAGGGGTTCCGTCCGAATCGGCGGCGGCAGCCCGCAGAACCATTGCCCGCATCCCGTTCGAGACTCGGCAGGAACTCGCTCGTCAGAACATCAAGCTGTTCCTGACGCGCCGTGTGTCATTGATTGACAATCAGCAGATCCGCGACCGATACGCAGGATCGTTCACCGCAGATGGCCGGTCGTTGGACGAGACCTCGTTCTTCAATCCCAGCTATGGGGACGTGATCATCTCGACGGATGCACGGGGCGGCTCTCTCGACGTCGTCGCGCACGAACTGGGTCACGCCCTCGACTACCGAGCGCTGCGGCGTCTACCACCGGAGGTGACGTGGCAGGAGCAGGGAGCTGCATCGCTGTCCGATTCCGCCCGAGTAGCCGCGCAGAGACCGGCGACGGCGTTGATCTATCGGATCCAGGACGACCCGTACGTCAAGTGGGCGCACGAACGTGTGGCCGGAGGAAGTGGTCCGGAGTACTACCGAGCCGGGTCGCAGGGCAAACCGTCCAGCGGCCGCGCCGAATGGATCGCCGAGGGATACGCCGCGGTGCTCAGCGATAACCGGCCGTGGTTGGTCTACATCTCCGGAGGCGATGAGCAGGCTGCCGACATCCTGGCCTGGTCGTTTCGAAGATTCGGGGTGGTCACATGATCCTGCCGGTGCTGGTTCTGGGAGCAGGCCGTTATCTCGACGTCAGCGGACGTGTTCTGCCGCCCGAACGCACCTACAGCGCTGCGGAGATCGCCGCACACAGTGTGTGGGACCCAGGCTTCGACCCTGAGATTGCTGGTGCCCCGGGCGAACCGGAAGTGCTGGCACCGGAGCGCCGGGCGTACTGGGAGTCCGTCGCAGCCCGCGGCGGTCACTCGTTGCGCGAGCTGCTCGCCTCCACGTGAGAGATCACTCTCGTCCATCCAGCTGATCCGCAAGGGATCAGCTGTATTCGTGCCGCCCGCAACGGGTTCGGCCGTATCCGAAGGAGCAGTACTTTCATGAAACGAACCATTCTCACGGCCGAGCAGTTCGCCGCGCTGTCGCTCCGCTCGACCGCACCGCGGTGGAATCGGCAACCACTGCAGCAACACCACGCCGAAGGCGAGGGCGACGGCGAGGGCGACGGCAGTGGCGGCGGTGACGGAACCGGCGAGGGCGACGGCGACGGAGACGGTGACGGCGCGGGTGACGGTGACGGAACCGGCGAGGGTGAGGGCGACGGCGACGACAAGAAGCTCGGTCCCGCCGGAGAGAAAGCACTCGCGGCGATCAAGGCCAAGGAGAAGTCCGAACGCACCCGCCGTATCGCCGCCGAGAAGGAACTCAAGGCACTCCGAGCAGGAAAGAAGCCAGGGGCCGCTGGCGGTGACGACGCCGCCGAGCAGGCCCAGCGTGAACGCGAAGAGCAGATCACTGCCCGCGCAAACGCGCGAATCCTGAGCTCCGAGGTTCGGGCCGCAGCAGCAGGTCTGCTCGCGGATCCGGCCGACGCCCCACGATTTATCGATCTCGATCAATTCGAGGTGGGTGAGGACGGCTCCGTCGACGAAGCCGCGATCGTCGATGCGATCAAGGAACTGGTCGACGACAAGCCGTACCTGGCCGCGCAAGGCGGCAACGGAAAGAACCGAATTCCCAAGCCCGACAACCGTCAAGGCGGCGGGGGAGGGAAGAAGTTGACGGGCAAGGATCTCGGAAAGGCCGAAGCGGCCAAGAGATTCGGTAACCGCGACAAGAAGTAGCCGCAGTGTGAACGACCCATCGAGCATCACCCATCTCACCCCTTGAAGGAGGGACGTAGCGCCATGACTTCGATCGAAGTGCAGTCCAACGCGTTTCAGAACGACAACAAGCAGTGGCTCCTGAGCCCGCACGGCACCGACCCGGGAACGACGCCGTCGATCACTCTCGACGTGTCCGCGTTCACTCAGGCCACGCACTACCCGAACGGCTTCATCGTCTCGGGAATCGTGCTCGGCAAGATCACCGCGAACCGCAAGTACGGCCCGTACGACGACACCGCGACCGACGGCCGTCAGGTGGCAGCGGGGATTCTGTTCGCCGCCCGGAAGGTGCCGAACCTGCTGGATCTGACCAAGGACGTCGGATCCGGCTTGCTGGTCCATGGGTTCGTCGATCCTGCGAAGTTGCCGATCGCGAACGCCGCGACCGGCGGAGGGTTCCTCGACACCAACGCCCGTGCGGATCTGCGCATGATCCACTTCGCGTCCTGATCCGGACCACCTGACTTTCCCTGTCTCGAAAGGACATTCATCTCATGGCACAGTTCCTCGATGCGCCGGTTCCGCCCGACGCACTCACCACGTTCGTTCGCGAGGTGCCCAAGCCTCGCAACAACCGCCTGACCGAGCTGTTCGGCACTCCGAAGATCCTCGACAGCAACACCGTCGACTTCCTCGAGATCGTCAAGACCAACCGGACGGCGAAGTACCGCAGCTACGACGGACGTATCCACGTCTCGAGCCGCGACACCGGCTCGGAGAAGCGTGTTCCGCTCGCTCCGCTGTCGAGTTCGTCTCCTGCGATCGGCGAGTACGAGCGCCTGCAGCAGGAGTTCGCACGTACGCAAGGCACCAACAAGGCGGTGCTCGAGCGCGCGATCTACAACGACGGTGAGAATCTCACCAACGAGATCTACAACCGTATCGAGCTCGCGTGGGGAGACGTCCTCACCGACGGAATCCTCAACATCGACGAGAACGGTTTCATCAACGAGGCCGACTACGGACTGCCCGCGAACCACATCGTCGCTCCGGCAACCCCGTGGACGAACCTGACCGCGTCGACACCGCTCACCGACCTTCAGGCGTGGTGCGACGTCTACAACGCGACGAACGGCTTCCTGCCGGGCTCGATGCTGCCCACGCTCAAGCAGATGCGGCTCCTTCAGCGCAACAAGGAGATCATCGACGCAGTGTTCGGAGCGACCCAGGGTCGCACCCACGTGACCACTGCCGACCTGATCAACCTGTTCAGCTCGGAGGGCCTGCCGATTCCGCTGGCTCCGTACGACAACGTGCTCGATGTCGACGGTGTCTCCACCCGCGTGATGGCCGAGGATCGCCTGACGATCCTGCCGCCGAACCTCGAAGACCTCGGGTTCACGGCGTTCGGTCTGACCGCGACCGCGTTGGAGATGGCCGACTCGGGTGAGATCGACCGGGCCGAAACCGACCCACAGGGCATCGTGGCCAAGGTCGTCAAGGTCGACGGACCGCCGACGCGCCGGTTCACCTGGGTCGATGCCTGCGGGCAGCCGATCCTCTCGAACGCACGCCGCCTCATGACAGCGGACCTGTTCTGATGGCGCGCCTGTCGATGTTCGTGCACGTCGCGGACAAGAACGGAGACATCCACGCTTTCGGCCCCGACGACGACGTGCCCGCCTGGGCAGTCAAGTCGATCACCAATCCGGGTGTGTGGGCCGAGGCACCCGAGACCGCCAAGGCCTCGGCGTCGACTCGCAAGACCGCCGCCAAGACGGCGACCGTCACCAAGACGGTCACCCCGGAACCGCCCAAGACGGAGACGCCCGCGCCCACCGAGGGCGGCCAGGCTCCCAAGCCTGCGCCGGGCGAGGCATTCGCAGCCGAGACCGGCAGCGAGACCGGTGACTCCGGCGCGGGTGACGATCAGGAGGACTGAGTCGTGCCCAGCACGGAACCGTTGATCACCGTGCAGGACATGCGCAACGGCACCATGGAGCCCTTTCCCGACACGGACACCGAGGAACAGCAGCAATTGCTGTTCCTCATTCGATTCGCTTCGGGGAAGGCTCGCCGTGGAGTCATCCGGGCGTCCGGTCTCGATCTCGACGACGGCATCGCGAACGGCACGGTCGATCGCGATCTCGTCATGGGCATCATGGTCGTGGCCGTGCATCGAGCGATCAAGTTGTGGCGGCGCGGGTTCGGGGTACGCAACAAGCAATATCTCGAGGAGTCGACCGAATACTCCGATGGTGATGCCGGGTCGTCGTCGTTGGTGTACTTCACTGCCGAAGAGATCGATGATCTGACCCCGAATCGACCGTCCGGATCATCCCGTGAAGCGTTCACAATCACTCCGGGTCCACGCTGATGCCGCGCTATCCGCAGCGCTGGTCGATCGTGCGACCCAATCCGCCGGAGGTCGACGAGAGCACCGGAAATCAGGTGCCCGTCGCTCCGACGTATCAGCCGTGGACGGGATTGCTGCAACAGCGGTTCCTGGACACCAAGCAAACCGAACTGACCGGCAATCGGACAGTCAGTGAGCTTGTCCTGCAACTCGATCCGTACCTGCCTGGCGGTCTCAGTGACCGCGACCAACTCCGTTTCGACGGCGATCGGCGGGTCCAGGGCTCGAACGAGGGACTCGGGGGCCTGATCGCAGTCGGGGACATCGTTCACGTCCGTGGTCGGCCGAAGGAACGCAGGCCCACCGAAGGCGGCCGTGTGGACTACATCGTCGCGATCGTCGTGCACGCCTCGGATATGGCCTCGAACAACACCTCGCCGCCGTAACCCGAATGTGAAAGTGAGTGGTCCGCAATGGATCAGCCCGAAACGCAGCAGCCGAAACCGCAACCGCCGTATCCGAACACGTCGCATTTCGTGGTCGCGCAGTTGGCCAAGGACCTCGACGGGATGGCCTTCGGCGCTGCGGATTGGCATTTCAATTTCCGCACCGACCCGAGCTACTACGGCGCGCTCGCGCAGGCAGTGCTCAACGCACAGGCGGGGTGGTTCCTCGACATGCGAACCCGCGAATGGGTTCTGCGTGAAGACCTGTCCGAAGAACAGAAGGCAATGACTTGACCTGTCCCGGTCCGGTCGCCCGCACTTACGAAGGAGATTGACCACCATGGCCGATACCGAAAACACCACCGAGCCGTCCGCTCAGCCGATCATCGAGTGGACCGACGACGAGGGCCGCAAGCACCACGCCGCCGAGGGCACGTTCGCTCACAAGGCGCACCTGGCCGAGGAAGAGCTGAAGGAGAGCAAGGCTGCAGCAGCAGCCGCCGCGCCCGCCACCGACGCGGACCAGGGCGGCGATGCCGACGTCGCCAAGACCGACGCACCCGTTCCCGCGACTCCCGCCGAGCTGACCTCGACACCGGGTGGCCGGCCCGCCGGACCGCCGAAGGCCAGCGCGCCCAAGTCGTCCTGATGTCGGCTCGCCTGACCATCTTTCCGGGGCAGGTCCGCGAGCAGGTCACCGCGACGACGATCGAGGGTCGTATCGCAATCGCGACCGAGATCGTCGACGAGGCGCGCGCAGCTGCCCCGGTCGACACCGGCTACTTCGAGTCGGAGTTCCTGGTGGAGTACGAGGGTAAGCGGGTGTTCGCGGTGAACGCGGCCGACGACGCAAGCTACATCGAGTACGGCACCCTCGACACTCCACCGGCGGCAGTGATGACCGATGCGGCGCGCTCGCACGGTAAGTACTCGGGTTGGACGCCGCGATGACGCCGAAGATACGGATTCCGTTCGCGCCCGGCGCGGTTCGTG